TTATCCAAATGGTGGCCCAGAGAGAGACGGAATATATCATCCCGTATATGAATACGAACAGGCTATTCTGGATACTATGGAAATGGAAGTTCCAGATAATGAAAGGAGTGGTAAAATAGGCAAATGTTTCTGTGTCTATAAAGCAACTGGATTAGGACTAACTGAATTTATATTATTATGGATACTTTGGAAATGCTTTCACAGATAGATTTTTTCAGGACAAGGAAGCTATGGTTATTACTGGCCCAAACGTTGACTTGGCTCAGGATCTTATATTAAGATCGAAAGGTTTTTTAATAAAGAAAGGTCTGGGATATATAGATCATGGTGCGTATGAACTCGGAGTTAATGGAGCGAGAATTAAATGCTATCCATCGAATAACATCCATTCAGCAAGAGGTAAACCAAAAGTTAGTATATTTTTTGGTGACGAAGCAGCTTTCTTTAAACTCAGAGACGATAGCATCGTTAGAACAGTGGGAGAGAGATATATTGGAAAATCAGATAGTTGGGTTGTTTGGGTATCTACGGCTGGCGAAATTCCAGAGGGATTTTTTTACAATATTATGCAAGAGCCTGAAACAGGAAGTGACAGAACAATTTATGAGAGATTCCATTTTTATGTTGAGGCAGGTCTTAAAAAGGATAAACTCACACAAACTTCTATATTCTCACCAAAGTTTATAAATGAGGCAAGTAAGGCAAGATCGTATGAAAGAGAATATCTGGGTATATGGGGAAAGAATGTTGGAGATATCTTTAGCCCTGAGGGTATTGAAGGGTGCTGTGGAGAAGAATATGAGTGGAGAGAGGGTGACGATAGTAATGATAGAGTTATCGGCATTGATCCTGGATTTGGCTCGTCAGAATTTGGAATCTGCATTACCCAAAAAAGAAAAGGAAAAATTAGTGTTATCTTTGCAGAAAGCTACGAACGATCTAGCTACATTGACATAATAAACAAGATTAAGATATTATCTGACAAATTCAAAACTAAAAGAATATTCTGTGATGGTTCATGGACTGAGGGAATAAGAGACTTGAGGGATAAATATCATCTTAACGTATCAGCAATAAACTTTAGTCAATATGGAGAAAAAATGTTAAACTATGTAGCAAACAATATAGACTTTGGCAAGACAGAGATACATCCAAAGTTCAAGAAATTGAAATCTCAACTAATGACCATTAAATATAGCAAGAAAGGAGGAACTGATAAAACTAGACAGAATCCTTTTGATTTAGGAGATGCTTATCTTCTTTCATCGTATTATTATAAACAGGGGATGGGTACGATTGCTGGGATTGGTTAGATTCTCCCATGCTAAAATCTGCAACAAATGATTTGAATTGACCAATAGTAACAATAGGTGTAATTCCTTTCATCATAGCTATATACATTATGACATTAGGATTTGTGTTTTTTCGTAATAGATCCATACACATCTCATCTGTAAGATAAGCGTCCCATCTCACTATTTCGTAACATCTATTACTTTGCAATTCATCAATTAATATGTTACGTATAGTTTCTCCCTCTGTATCTGGAGTAAACTCATCAATCATTACTTCTTTATTTAAATATATAGTATAAAAAGTTATGGTTTTATATCTAAAATTAGACCAAAATACATGGAGTCAGGGAGATTATACAGATAGTGCATCATATGATTTATCTGGAACTGTATATGACGAAAATACATTCACAACTACAAGAAACATATCGGGATTTTCAGGTACTTTCAGGCTAATAGATGGACAAGGTGACGTTATATACTCTACAACATCAAATTTAACTCTAAACTCAGATGGAACATTCCTTGTAAAGTTTTCAAGTGATACTGCTCCATCAGTAAGAGGTATGTTTAAGGTTAGATTAAGATTAGAGGTATCAGGATCTAGATTAACTGCTATTGGTGTTAATGGATCAGATGAATTGTTCATAGAAGATGATTAGAAAGATTTAAATCATATATTTAATATTATAAAATAGTGAAAAAGGCTAGAACTATGAATATTAAATAATAGCAAGGTGGATAACTCCTCATTGATGCCTTTTTTACTTCCTTTTGAATCATTTATGTACTAAAAATCATGGTTTTACCCATAATTAGATCAAATGGAGACGTTATTTATCCAAAATCAGCAGTTTTACCTAAAAAAACAGTACAAAAAGAGGAATATCATGGCAGTATTAAGGTTTTAGAGAGATTTAACAATAAAAGTGAGGTAAATCAGAGTGATTGGCAAGATGAATTGGCTCCAGATAGACCATTTATTGAAACTTTAAACGCAATTAACCAAGATCCTAGATTAAACTTGTCAAATGAGACTTATGTTCAAATGGTTTTAGGTAAAGGATTAAGAGTAACTGCAAAGAAAGAAGCAGTAGTTGATTTGATTAATGAATGGTTTGATGATATTGGATTCCATGAATCACTTGAAGATGGACTGTATTCTTATCTAGGAACTGGTAATTGGATAGTAGAAAAGAATCCAATCGGAACAGAATTTATAGAAATACCAATACATTCAGTATCTTCAATAGTCAGAACTAAAAATGGTGATGTTAAATATTATGTTCAACATATTAACAATAAGGATATATTTTTAAAACCTGAAGAAGTAGTACATTTCAAACTATCCAATGTGGCAAGGGAGCCATTTGGTAGAGGTTTATTCCATTCCATACTTACAGATTATACTGATCCTAGAACAGGAGATGTTTATGATTCTCCACTTATTCAAATGAAACAAGTAGAAGATAATTTAATAGAAATAATCAAAGGACACGCAGATCCTACTGTCATGTTCCATTTTGCAGATGCAGGTGAGCAATTCATTAAAACTCAAGCAGATGCTTTAAAGAATATGAAGAAAGGATCTAAGATAGTTACAGATAAAGAGTTTGATGTGAAAATAGTAGAGAGTTCAGGTAATTCCAAATTCGAGGGTTGGTTAGAACACTTCCAGAGAGACCTTATTGAGCCAGGATCTAAATTTCCATTACAGTTCTTCAATGCAGGATTCACAGCAAGAGCAGCATCAGAAAGTACAGACTCTGTTCTTATCAGAAAGGTTAGAAGAATACAGGAAAGACTTGCAGGTCAAATCAAAAGATTTATAATATTACCATATTTGAGGAAAAACGGAAAATCCGTAAAATCTAAAGATATTCAAGTGTTCTTTGAGACTCCACAGAAACAAGCAGAAACAATACAGGAAGTCATAACTGCTTTCAGAGATAACATAATCAGAAGATCAGAGGCAAGACAATGGCTTATTAACAATACTAATGTAGCAGTTAATCAGGAAGATATGGCAGATGAACCTCCTATCACTTCTGTAACTCCAACTAATCAAATGAAAGATACTTCCAATAATACCCAAGAATCATATAAAGATGATTTAAAAATGATGCTTAACATAAGAGACGAACTTGATAGGGTTGATAAAAAGAAAAAGACAGAGGAAATATTTGATTTCATAAGAGGTTTGACATGATTAAATTATTCGCTGATGAAAATGCTACTAAAGTAGTTGAATCACTTGATTTGGGAAGAATAGAGTTAGGAAAGACTACAAAGTATAAACTATACATGAAGAATATGGATGCTGAATGGACAATTAACAATCTAAAAATTGAAAATCTTAATCCAGAGTTAGAATTTGATTATCCAAATATGTTACAAGCAGGTCAAGTTAAAGAGGTATATATCTATTGGACTCCAAAACTGGATTCAAGAAAACCACTAAATACAAACTTCAAATTTAGTGGGGAGATATATATTGGATAAATGGTTTACTCTTATCTGAATTATTCAGATGATTATGTTCTAGACGTAGTAGCCTCAGAAGATAGCACGGGTGGAAAGAAATTCCTTTTTGTAGGAGAGAGAGTACCAACAGAATTATCTATCCCAATAAGAGGTGAAATGAAATATAATTTACAAGAATATGAAATCATAGCAAGTGTAAAACTGAAATTACCTGTTACAATGGAAGCAGATTACTCTGGAATAAAAATATTACATTTAGATACAAAGATAGAGGGTAAAGGATCAATCCCAATACAGGAAAGCCATAATGTAATAGGTAAAAATAGTATTACAGTATTAGAGAATATACTAATAGAGGGAAGAAAGGACTATACTGAATTTATCAAGAAATTAAACGAGTTAATCAGATATGTTGAAGAACCATTTGGGCCATACGCTGATTTTGATTCATGTGTAAGATCACAGATTGATAAAGGTCATGATGATATGACTGCAAAGAAGATTTGTGGGGTATTACAGAGGAAACTGGAATGACATTATATGAAACTTTAGGTGAAATCGATACACAAACATTTGCACAAAATGTAGAGTGGTTCACAAATGATTTAAGAGTGTATCATAGATCAAAAAGAATATTATGTAATTTAGGAACATCAGGTTCTGCAACAATACAAATAACATTTAATAGTGGATCAAATTGGGCTGATTTAGCAACTTCACATAAATTTGATTTTAAAGATGAATTTACATTCATAATTAATCCTGATGATCGTGTTAATTTCAGGTGTAGTAGTGGAGGTGGTGCAACTGTAGGTCATTTTCACCTATACTTTAACAATATGTAAATACTTCTCTATATTCCTATTTAGTTTAAAAGTGCATGGTACGTAGGATAGCAGGTATCGCATTAATGCCTAGAGAATCTAGGAATGGTGTTTATTATGATGTTGATGAACTAAAAAAATTTGATGGTAAGACAGTTCCATTAAGGGTAGAGCATGGTGGCCCAAATAGTAATATTGGATCAGTCACATTTACATTTGATACAGAAAAATCACAGGTAAAGTATGAGGCTACAGTTACAGATCCAGAATGGCAGAATATATTAGGAAATGAACAATACCAAGTATCAATAGGAGCATCAGTATTAGAACAAAGACATCTATGTGATGAGATGAGAAAGAAATGTCTTAACAGTCCAGTATTAGATGAGATTTTAGAATTATCAGTAGTTAGAACTCCTGGAATCCCAGAGAGTACAATGACCGTAATTGAGCATAATATAGATACATTAGCAATATTAAATGAGGAAGAAAAACCAACTGGATTTGCAGGTTTTCTTGATACTCAGAGATTATTAGGAGAAATAGAATCAGGATTAAGAAATAACAATCACGATTTATCAACAGATGACATACATAGAAAAGCAATGGATGTAATGAACAATTTAGAAAAATCATTTATCACACTTATCACTCCACCACAACCAGTTTTAATTCAAAATACTTCCAATATAGATTCTTCTCAAAATCAGAATATGACTAACGACAAATCTGAAAAGATTATAGAAAAAGTCGAGGAAAAAGTCAAAGTAACTATCGAAACCGATGGTGAATTAGAAGTAAGCAAAGCAGAAACAAAATCTGAAGTAGCTCCTGCTACAAAAGATGTTTCTGAAAAGGTTGCTGAAAGAATTGAAAAATCCAATCAGGAAACCATCAAAGCTGTTATTCAAAATATCAGCGAAGCATGGAAACCAAAATCAGAAGTTGCAGAATCTACAAGTCCAAAAGGAAATGTAGAAGAAGCATTTACTGATGAATCAGCAAGAGCAATTATGAACAAAGCTTTCGAAACAGGCTATGCAAGAATTGTTATTGACAAAGAGGGTTGGATTCAGTCACATACTACCGTAAAAGAAGGTAGTAATGGATCTGTACAAGAAGCAGTTTCTACATCAGGTACAATACCAGGTGTAAAACAATCTTCAGACATTTCAATTCAATTAGGTGCCAAAACTGCAATTCCTATTAGACAGTATGGTCAATTCCAATCTGTTCCAGTAGGACAAAATACTGCAAGATTCTACAGAATCACAGTACCAGATGCAGGTGCAATTACTGAATCACCAACAACTGATATTACTGCCGTCACACACACACTAACTGCAATAGACATCACATGTAGCGTTAGAGGTTGGAGACAAGTAGTTGAAAAATCTCAACTTGAGGACTATCCTGCATCATTCCTTAACGCATTAAGAGAAACTGCAAGATTAGAATCAATTAGAGATGAGCATAAACTAATTGTACAAGACTTGGCTGCTACAGATCACGACTTTGGTGGTGTAACAACTGCTCCATATCACATTGGTGGATCAGATGGTGCTGCCACATCAACTACAACTGAAGAAGATGCAGATGGTGAGTTTGATGAAGATGGTCTAAGTTTCGCAAAACGATACTTGGAAGAATTAGGACAAGATACCTCTCCAGGTAACTTGATTGCTTTCATTAGCCCAAGAGCTTTTGAATCCCTAATGACATCTTCAGGTCTTACCCAATATACCATGATCGGTAATGCAAACATTACAAGATTAGGACAAATGGAAAGAATGTACGGTATTGACATCATTATCTCAAATAACCTCTTAGTACAAAATAATGCTACAAGAAACCTTGTCTGTGTTAAAGGTAAATCATGGGCATTAGCTTCACAAAGAGATATGGAGATAGAGTTACAAAAGACAATCAAAGGACAATACTGGGATGTCGTATGGACTCACAGAATTGGCGTTGATATTCTCGATCCAAACACTTACGTTATCGTAAGCTCTGTACAAGCATAAATCATTTTTTTTATTTTTTTTATTTTACTTCTATTAGTGGATACTATAGTATTTATTTTTATGAGAGAGAACATATATAGGAATATTGTAATTATTATGATACCATTCATGCTTAGTACTATGGTTGGAATATTTGTATGGTTTGACAAACAAATACAGGAAGTAGAAGATATGACAATGATTAACTCTATAGATATTGCAATAAATCAGCAGAATGTTGATTTAATTCCTGAGATGAATGAGAACATTATAATCATTTGTAACGCACTACGCGTACATTGTAAATAATAACTTTTATATACTGTAAAAATTGTAATTATATCATGGTAGAAACAGGTAAACTGCGTTATTGGGGAATAGTATGTTACACAGGTCTATTAGCATTATGGACTGGGCTTGACAAAATTCCTCTTAACCAAGAAACAGGAATTGTTTTACTTGCACCAATAGCAGCAGTTATTGCTGTTGATTATTGGAAGCACAAAGACGATCTAAAGAATTAGTTCTTTATTTAACTAATTCCGTATTTTTTTTATGGAAAATGGAACATTGATTTTTATTTCAATTATTACAATTATAATGTTACTCATAGGATTTTTGGCTACAGTTCATGCTATGAAACCTATGGTANTTATGAACTGGACAATGAANGAAAAACCAATANTGTGTACAAATAATGTTAAAAGTTACAAGTATGCAACTTATAAATCAGTACACGCATGGAATAAATTCACAGTAGATCCAAAATGGCATATAGGATTATCAGGAAATAACTGCAATGTTAGAGTGAATGAATATCAATCATTAATAATTCAAGGAATACACGCAACTGGAACAGCATGGTGTGATAATACAACTGGATGTGAAATCAAGGTAGAATTTACAAACTCAACGCAGTATAACAAGATTAGGACAGTATCACATGAATTAGGACATATAATATCATTAGGACATTGGCCATATCCAGAAACTGTACAGGAAACACTAAAAATGGGAGCCTGTCAGAAATCAGTTATGTGGTGGGTTGGAGGTTGTGGAGAGCCATACTTTCCGAAAGAGTTATTAACTGCACTTGAATGTAGGCATACTGTTGATGGATTCGGAGGAGTTATTAATAACCGATGCAAGAGTTTAATATTGGAGTAGGGATAAACTACTATGATGATCCTCATGGGTTAATGCGTATATTAAATGATGATACCGTATATGATTATATTCATACATTTTATGTCATAAATGGTAGATATCATAATCGTATGGATTTACCTGAGCATGACCCTGAATACATATATGATATTAAAAAGTTATACAGAAAGGTACATCTTGTAGATATGCATGATGCAATTCAGATTGATAAAAGAAATAGGTATTGGGAATTGGCAGAATATAACAAACATGATTTTTTCATAGTATGTGATAGTGATGAATACATGAAGATAAATCCTGAAACACTAAACAATACGTTACATATAGTTAATCAAAGACCTGAGAAATGTTATCCAATAAAACAATATTATGACGGTATAACTACAATGTCAAGACCTAGACTGTTCAAAAAAGACTTTACTTTTAGACATAGATTAAACACTACTAACGGAATATCACATGGTTCATTGTATGAGGATTATGGAAAATCAAATGTAGAGGTAATAAACCAAATGTATGCTTGGTTTAAAGATCATGAAAAGAGAGACAAGTATGGAAATCAGACAGGTATTCCAGGAATAGATATGTGGCATGATAAAGAATATCGTTCACAATCTCGTGTTATAGCAGATAGGATATATTATAACGATAATTCAGATCGTTGAAAAAAAAGAGANTGTGGATTCAATCCATTTCTTTGATTATAAATTCAAACTCTGATTGAAATCCATCGTCTTTTACATCACGTTTTACGGTAATATAGCCGTATTTTGAGGTATCAATAATGTACAAATTCTCTATGTATTTGTTTGCCATTCGGAACCATTCAAGTTGTAAAGGAATGTGTAGAATTTGCGACATAAATTACTTCTATTGTTA